GGGCCTTGGTCAACAACATGGGTATTGCTTCTGGCCCACAGGTCGAAGTTAACCTTGAGCGGTTGCCGCCCAACGAGGACATCACACAGATTCATCCTTGGAAAATCTGGCAGACGCTCAACGATCCTATTGGCTCAAGTGCCCCCGCCGTGCGGTTTACGCAGCCTGAAGACAATGCGAACACACTCATGGCTGTGTACGAGAGATTCAGCAAGTTGGCTGACGAGCACTCCGGTATTCCGGCGTACATGTATGGCGACTTGAATGTACAAGGCGCTGGCCGTACTTCTTCTGGCTTGTCCATGTTGATGGGCGCATCCGGTAAGGGTATTCGCCAAGTCGTGATGCACATTGACAGCGATGTGATTAAACCCATCGTGCAACGCCAGTTTGTTTACAACATGCGTTATGACGAGGATGAGTCCATCAAGGGCGACGCACAAGTTATAGCCAGAGGCGCAGTTAACTTGGCGGTCAAAGAGACCGTTAACGTGCGCCGTATCGAGTTCCTTAATGCAACCGCCAATCAGATCGACATGGAAATTGTCGGTAAGGATGGTAGGGCAGCGATCCTTCGTGAGATCGCTAAAGGGTTGCAAATGCCTGTGGATGACATCGTTCCATCTCGGGAGAAATCTGCGTTCCTTGGTAGGGCGCAGGCTCAGATTGCTGCACAGCAATCGCAACAAGAGCCTACACCTACTCAACCGGACGGTTCTCCCAAAGGTGGTATGGATGGCAACGTAGTCAGTAATCGTGTAAGTGGGAGGGCGGCATGATCCGTCCTGACGACAAGGCAATGCAAGCGCTTGCGAACGTCTCACGCCAGTTCCCAGAAGTCCGGGAATGGCTTAAGATGTGGTATGAGCACGAGTTATCTAAGTTGCCACTTGCAGTAAACAACCCGGCAGTCCCACAGGGGCGCTGTCAGGTATTGGGCGAGGTGTACAACCTTGTCAAAGATGCCCCTGATTTTGTAGCGGCAAAGTCAAAATGACTCGCCGTCTAGTTAACGCATACCGATAGGAGCGTAAAAATGGCACTTCCAGAGCAAATTCGCAAACAGACCGAGGCTGTACAGGAGTTGTACAAGCAACTTAACGACGAAGAAAACCAAGGCGCACAAAATGTCGCCAATGGAAACACTCCGTCCAATGAGTCCGCTTATGACAATGACCCTTCTTCCTACGAGAATTCTGGCGTTAACGATGCTGCTCACCCTGCTGAAAATACAGAGCAACCGTCAGCAGGAACCCAAAGTTCAGAAGATGTTGTCCAGAAGTACAGAACCCTTCAGGGTATGTACAACGCAGAAGTCCCACGCTTACACGCACATAACCGTGAAATGCAAGGGCGCGTTCAGCAGCTTGAACAACTGCTTTCTTCGCTTTCCGCGCAACAACAACCCCAAGCACGCCAAGCCCAGCACGACCCCTTGGTCACCGACCAAGATGTGCAGGAATATGGTGAGTCACTGGATGTTATGCGGAAAGTTAGCCGCGAGGAGTTAATGCCCGTGGCGCAGAAGATTGCGCAGTTGGAAGGTATGTTTCGTCAGATGCACACCAGCGTTGTACCTCAGGTACAAGCAGTGGCGCACAGACAAGCTGTTACCGCAGAGCAGAAATTCTGGGCAGATATAACTGATAATGTCCCTAATTGGCGTGCAGTCAATGACACTCAAGCCTTTCAGTCTTGGTTGTTAGAGGTTGATCCGCTAACTGGGATTACTCGGCAGACGTATCTTGAGGACGCACAGCGTAATCTTGACACTCGCCGTGTTATTAGTTTCTTCCAAGCATGGGGTGAGATCAATGGACAGCCTACTGGTGCTCGCGCTAACCGAAATACGCAAGGTTCGGAATTGGAAAAACAGGTTGCACCGGGTCGCTCACGCGGCTCTAACCCGTCCAACAATTCCAGCGCCAAGACATACTCTGCGGATGACATCAAAACCTTTTTCAACGATGTCCGTTCGCAGAAGTACAAAGGGCGTGAGACTGAGCGTGATCGAATCGAACGCGACATTTTCGCTGCACAGCGAGAAGGTCGTATTGTTGTTTAACTAGACAAGGAGCTTCATCATGGCATACCCTAACGCCGCTGGCCGCCCACAGTATTCGGGCAACTTCATTCCAGAAATCTGGTCTGGCAAACTCATTGAGAATTTCTACGATGCCACCGTGCTCGCAGCAATCTCTAACACTGACTACGAAGGCGAAATCCGCTCATATGGCGATACCGTCAATATCCGCACTTCTCCTGAAGTCACCATCCGCACTTATGTAAAAGGTCAGACTCTCCAAGTTGAGAATCCAGACAAAGCTAAGTTGCAGTTGTTGATTGACAAAGGCGAGTACTTCTCCTGCATCGAAGACGACGTGGACAAAGTTCAATCGGACATCAACTTGATGGACACTTGGACTAAAGACGCATCTGAAAAGATGAAGATTAAGATTGACCAACGTGTGTTGACTGACATGCTGCCCGGTATTTCTTCCTTGAATAAAGGTGCAACTGCTGGCCGCATTACTGCCAACATTGACTTAGGTACGACTGGTTCTCCTATTGCGATTACTAAGACCAACGTCTTGGAGTACATCATCGACTTGGGCACAGTGTTGGACGAAGCCAATGCTCCTGAGAGCGACCGTTTCTTGGTTATTCCTGCCAAGATGGCTGGTTTCATTAAGAAGTCCGATCTGAAGGATGCTTCTATTACTGGTGACGCACAGTCTGTTATCCGTAACGGTCGCCTCGGCATGATCGACCGCTTCACCATTTACATGAGCCACAACCTGAGCGTTACCAGCGGTAAGTTCAGCTTGATCGCTGGTCACAGAATGGGCTTTACTTTTGCCTCACAGATGACTGAAATGGAAACCATCCGCTCTGAGTCCACCTTCGGCAATATCGTCCGTGGCTTGCAAGTGTATGGCTACAAAGTTGTCAAGCCTGAAGCTTTGGCTCAGGGCATTGTGACTCTGGCTTAATCAATTAGGGGGCTTCGGCCTCCTCGTTTAACCTTTTTTGGAGATTTAAAATGGCTACATATACCGATACCTTGGGCTTTAACAAAGGCTCAGCCGCCCTCCCCTCAAATGCACTTCACAAAGTTCATTTGGTGGAGATGATTCTTGACTTCCCAGCGATCATTGCAGCACGTTCTGCTGCTGGTGCAACTGCACTGGCTGCTTCTGACGTAATGGAAATTATCCCTATCCCCGCAGGCACTTTGGTGTCTAACGTGGGTATGGTAGTTACCACTGCTGCTGGCGTAACTAGCACCATCTCTATCGGTGACGGCTCCGCCGCCGCTGGTTACTTGGCTGCAACTTCAGCAAACTCGGCTGCTACTTCTGGTGGCGTTCCCGTGTTGTCGTCTGGTGCATTTGCTCCCACTTTGAGTGGTGGTAAGGTGTACGCCGCTGCTGATACTATCGACATTACGCTTGGTACTGCCGTACCAGCCGCTGCTGTTGTGCGTATCTTCGCAATGTTTACAGACATCAACTAAACGGCATTAGGATAGGGGCTTCGGCCCCTTCCTTTTAGGAGAACAATATGTCAAATGTAACGGCTGTACATACAGACGCAACAGGTACTGTAGCGACTGGGCGGCGTCAACTACGTGGGTATCACACAATTAGTGGTGGTACTGCTGGTGATGTTATCTTTCGTGACGGCGGCGCTTCTGGCACTGTGAGGTTGCAGTTTAATATCGGCACTGGCACACAACCGACTGTTATGAATATCCCTGACGACGGCATCTTATTCACTACTGATATTCACGTAACCCTTCCTACATCCGCAAAAACTACTACGTTCTTACAGGCTGTGTAATGGCTACGAAAAAGGGTGTTAATCTATCCGTAGGCCGTGGGGAGAAACTACCTGTATCGCAGGGTGCTGGGCTGACTGCTAAAGGTCGTGCTAAGTACAACGCAGCTACAGGCAGCAACTTAAAAGCTCCACAGCCTCAGGGCGGTAAACGCAAAGATTCATTTTGTGCACGCATGTCTGGTATGCCCGGGCCTATGAAGGACGAGAAGGGCAAACCAACACGTAAGGCAGCGGCACTTGCAAGGTGGAAATGCTGATGGCTACTAAACCAAAATCTACTGTAAACGCCGCAGGTAACTACACGAAGCCTGAGTTGCGTAAACGGATTGTGTCGCAGGTAAAAGCTGCCGCAACGCAAGGTACAGGCGCAGGCCAGTGGTCAGCACGTAAAGCTCAGTTGGTAGCCAAGAAATACAAGGCTGCTGGCGGGGGGTACAAAGATTGAAAGCGCCGCAGCAATCTCTAAAAGACTGGGGCGACCAAAAATGGAGAACCAAAAGTGGAAAACCGTCTAATAAAACAGGTGAAAGATACCTTCCAGAAGCTGCGATTAAAAATCTCAGCCCTGCTGAGTATGCTGCGACAACGCGTGCAAAACGTGCTGGCAAAGCAAAAGGACAACAATTTGTGAAACAACCCGCTAAAATAGCGAGTAAGACATCCAAATACCGATAGGAGTTTTAGATGGCACGTTACCTAAGAAACAAGCAAGACGGCTTTATTTACGACTACACAGCGTTGTTGGCTGAGAACTCAATGGTTGAGGAAGTGACTGAGGAAGAAGCCTTCCCGGAAAAGTTCATCCCTAAGAAACAAAAGGGGCGCAAGTCTGATCTTAATCTTACTACCCCCGACGAAGCAATTCCTGAGGCTCCCCCTGTGACCAATGAGGAAGTTAATGCTGAAGCATCCCGAGGTCTACCTGAATGATACTCAACAATGTAATCACTGAGGTTCGCAGATTACTGCAAGACATCAACTCACCGCAGCGCTATAGCGACGTGGTGTTGTTGGGCTTTGCAAATCAGGCTTTAAAGCGCATTGCTGTGCTTCGCCCTGACCTCTTTGCTTACATTGGGCCAATCTCTACCACTGCTGGGTCTGTCATCCAGTCCATGCCGTCTGATTCACTCCGGATCATGGAGATATTCTCCGTGCAAGACGGCAATGGCGTTACTGAGGTTAACCGCGAAGCGCTTGACCAGACGTACCCGACATGGATGAATGACGACGCTGGGCCATGTGTGAACTGGATGCGCCACGTGCGCAACGCCAACAAGTTCTTCATCTACCCCAAAGCGCCAGCAGGTCAAATTTTAATCGGGGAGTATTCGCAGACTCCTACAGACTATGACGGCACAACAACTGTGACGTTGTTGTCAGATGGCTATTTTCCGGTTGTCGTTGACGCTACAGTGTTCTTGGCTGAGTCAGTTGATAACGAACACGTAAACTCACAACGTGCTGCCTTGTTCCAGCAGTCATTTACCCAAGCCTTGGGCGTTAGCGCACAGGGTAGGGTTATTACTGATACCGAACAAGCTGGCCTCAAACCAACTGAGGTTGTCTAATGGCTGACCGCACATTCCTCTCACTGGTTACTCGTCTTGCACCTAGCGTGCCGGGATGCCCGCAGCCAATCGTCGAGCAATATGTTCGTGATGCAGCTATTGAGGTGTGCGAAAGAACTCTGTCATGGCGCTATGAGCAGCCTAAAATCAGACTTACGCCGGGGGTCTATGAGTATCCCTACGAGAATCCTACGGGGGCAGAGGTTCATGCGTTCCTATCAGTCTCGCTAAACGGCTCAAACATAGAACCAGCGACTCTTGAGCAGTTGACCCGTAAGTACCCAGCGTGGCCTGATCTGACTCCCGAGCAGTTGTCTAGCCCGCAGAATGTCTGCCAGCTAGACTCTGACAATTTTGTGCTTGCACCAGTGCCAGATGATACAGTCGTCTACGACCTGAAGATGATTGTAGCCCTTAAGCCTTTGCGTACTTCATCGGCAATGGCAAAGTCTGTGTTGGATGACATTGAGAATGTTGTCATGCACGGAGCCTTACAGCATCTGTTAGTGCTGCCCAATAGAACGTGGACTGATCGTGAGTTAGCCTCATACCACGCCAAACAATACTCATTTAAAACGTCTGAGCGACGGGCTAGGGCCAATCTTGGTGCTGCTCGTGCGTCGATGACGGTTCAAATGCGTCCATTTGCATGAGGTAATTATGGCAACAGATGTCATCCGATTAGTAGAAGGCGACGAAAAGCCGCTTATCGTTCTCACTCTGACGGACGACATTACAGGTACGCCCATAGATTTATCTGTGGCAACAACAACGGTCAGTGTGAAATTTCGCAAAGCAGGCACTACAACGCTACTCTCAACAATTTCTTGTACAAAGTTAAGCAGTGGTACAACAGGGCAAGTGCAGTTTGGCTTCTCCGGCGGTGTGCTTGATGTAGACGCTGGTGCGTACGAGGGCGAAGTTGTTGTAGATTACAACGGCACTGTCCAGACAGTCTATGAAACATTGCGGTTTACGGTGAGGGCAAACTTCTAATGTCCAACATCAGGGTATCTGCTGCTGTTACGGCGCTTGTTACCGCAGTTGCGGTGGCAGGGGTTATTGCTGTTTCAGTCAACCCCAATACCTATGCTGTTTCCGCACAGCCTGAAAATATCATACGGCTATCAGCGTTTGTTGTGCCAATGACATCTCTGGAAGAACAGACAGTTACTATGTCTGACTTCCGTGAGATTACGGTTGAGGTTGTAACAGTTGATGAAGTTTTAGTTGATGATGCTGTAGCGTTTGCCCCCGAGTTGGCTTTTGCAGACTCAGTTACCGCCGCAGATTCAGTATTTAAAAACTTCACTGAGGTTGTTGACTACGACCGTAATGACGCAGATGTTGACCCAGACCCCGTTACGATAGCTGATGTTGCTACTCAACAGGTAGCTAAGGTTCTTACAGATACTGCAACTGCAACGGATGATATGGTACGAGCACCGGGTAAGGTGCTTACAGATTCGGCTACTGCTTCAGACTCAGTAGATACCCTAGCTATAGGAAAAACCCTTACTGATTCTACAACAGCATCTGATGCTGCACCTGTGTTCAACGCAGCCAAAGTTGTTTCTGATAGTGCGTCGGCTACTGATGCAGCAGCGCTTAATGTAGACAGGGGCAATATTGCTGAGACTGTCACTGCTACAGACTCCTCATCTCTACAGCCTGATCTTGCCAAAACCGATTCGATTACTGCTACTGATGCAGTTAGCACCACAGTTGGTTTTAACAGGAGCTTATCGGATACTGCAACAGCATCTGACTCAGCAGCGTTGAACCCGCAGTCTGTCCAAACTGACACGGCTACAGCATCTGACTCAGCAGCGTTGAACCCGCAGTCTGTCCAAACTGACACGGCTACAGCTACAGACTCCCCATCCCTACAACCTAACCTTGCTAAGACTGATTCTGTCACTACAGCGGATACACTGAACTCATTTAATATAGGTAAAAACCCTAGTGAAACAGTGACCGCTTCTGATACGGTGAACTCTTTTGCCGTGCAGACTGTATTGACAGATTCAGTCACCATGACCGATTTTGTCTACAAAGACTTTAGCGAGATGGT